TAATATGGGGTGGTGACCATGATATAAGCGAGGAAGATGGCTATTCATACGAAGGGATAGTCACTAACCTCTCTTGTCCTAACCCTAATTGTAACTCTCATGTTGACGTTTATTTACCTATTGAAAGGACTGATGATGAACCTGATTGAAATTGAATATAAAACAAGTAATAAATTTAAATCGTTTGTTGATGCTTCAGTAGAAACTATGTGGGCAGAAGCAATACAAAATGATGACATTGGTGATACTTGGCACTCATTTTGGTACAGAGATAGACCATATGATTTTAATATATGGACTGATGATGTTAATGATGTGACATATTGTTCTGTCTACTCTTGTTATTATGATGAGGATAACGATATATGTACTAATGATTCAGATTTTTACAGAGTTAAAGAGGAGAAGATACTTGTACATTGACCCAATACTAACAGACACACATCTTGTTGACGTAGTAAGAGAATATAAAAAGCTACGTCAACTTCAGTATGACTTTGAGTGGGACGAAAACTCCCAACAAGCAGAGATTTATAAAGCAAAAGCAAATTATTACCATACTTTAGTGCAAAAAGGTATCTTGTTTGACCCTTTATTTTAAATTACTATACGCATCTCAAACCATAGGAGAATCATATGCCAATTAGAAAAATAGCAAATGCTTGGCAAGTAGACATCCGTAAGAAGGGTGTTGTATTTCGCAAGTCATGTTCCTCTAGGAATGATGCAGTCAAACTAGAGAAGTATTGTATGAAATGTATTGAAGATGGTGTAGCTTTGCCTGAAGCAAACTCTATCTTAGGCATGACATCCCAAGTCTTGTTCCAAAAGACTGCAGATAAGTATTGGTCAGACTCTGATTGGGGTCTAACACAGATACGTAGACAAGATAAAATACTTGATGTGATGGGACGTAATGTTCCTGTTGCAGATATAAGTGCTACTATGATTGATGACGTTATTCAACACTTCAAAAAGAATGGTGCATCATCATCATCACTCAACAAGATTAGTGCTTGTATATCTAAGTCACTAAATCTAGCAGTAGACAGAGGGTGGATAGATAGGAAACCTAAACTTGATTGGATACCAACTAAGAATGGTAGACTAAGATATTTAATCCAAGAAGAAGAAGCCTATCTTGTTCAAATCTTGACTGCTAAACAAGAGATAGACTGCAGAGATTTTTTCTTGTTTCTGTTGGACACAGGTTTACGTAGAGGAGAGGGCTTACGTTTGTCCTGTCGTGATGTTGACCTAGACAAAGGAACTATTTCTATTTGGGAAACTAAAAACGGACATCCTCGTACTGTTCCGTTGACAAGACGAGTTAAGAATATATTACAGACTCGTATTGACACAGAAGGCAGACTAAAAAACAAACCTGTATTTAATCTTACAGAAGACAAGATAAGACGTGTATGGGAATGGTTACGTGATGATATGGGTCTACAAGATGACAAAGAGTTTGTCTTACATAGCTTACGTCACACCTGTGCATCTCGTCTTGTTCAGCGAGGAATACAACTGCAAGTTGTACAACAATGGCTTGGTCATAAGTCTATACACATGACTCTAAGATATGCACACCTAGATACGCAAAATCTTTTAGATGCGAGTAGAGTGTTAGAATCTGATGACAAATTTATGGACAATATGACAGGTTAAATAGACAATCGTAGACAACTTTTATGGAGAGTTCAGTATGGACACACGACAAGTATCGTTAGAACGTGAAATGCGAGAAGAAGGAATCCAAAGATTCCACAAGAATAACCTACAAAAAGCAGAGAAAGCCCAAGAATCTACAACTACCTATGGTCAATACCTCTTGAGACAAACTGTCACAAAGGTAGAAGATGCTATCAAAGACCATATAGAATCCTCAATGAAGGGTAGGTCAGGTAAGTCAGCTACATCAGCAGTCTTGTTGAATGACCTAGAGCCACCAGTCATAGCAGTAATCACCTTGAGGGTGGCACTATCACAGATAACTAGGAAGAGAGACTACAGTAGTTCTGCAGTAGCTTTAGGTATGGCTATTGAAGATGAGTTGAGGATAAGAACCTTTGAGGAAAACAATCCTCGTCTGTATAGGGTAGTAAAGAAAGACTTAGACAAGAGGTCATCAGGATATACTTATAAGAGACGTAAGTTAATTGAGTCATCAAGAAGAGATGGACAAGAATGGACATCATGGACACAAAGAGAAAAACTCTTGGTGGGTAATGCTTTACTTGATTTGACCATAGTCAATACAGGTCTGTTAGAACTAAAGAGTATGATGAAGGGGGGCAAGAGAAGACAACTCTTGTTAGCATCAGAGACTACACTAAAGATAATCAAAGACCTTACTGCCTTCCAAGAGATACTAAGACCTGAGTTCTATCCTTGTGTTGTACCTCCTAAAGATTGGACTACACCTACAGATGGTGGTTATCACACTCATCATGTCCGTCAGCTACCTCTTGTTAAGACTGAAAACAAGAACTACCTACAAGAACTAAAGCACTTTGATATGCCTATGGTTTATGGAGCAGTTAATGCTATGCAACAGACAGGGTTCAAGGTCAATCAGTTTGTCTTACAGGTACTGAAGGACATCTGGGATAGTGGCATAGCTTTACCTAGCTTACCACCATCAGAGAACGCAGAAATTCCTAACAAGCCACATGATATTGCTACCAATAAACAAGCTAAGATTAATTGGAAAAGAAATGCAGTCATCATACATACAGAGAACAATCGTATGGCATCAAAGAGACTCTTGTTAAGGAAGACAATACAGATAGCTGACAAGTTTAAAGATGAGAAGTCTATCTACATGGTGTATCAGTTAGATTTTAGAGGACGTATCTATGCAGTACCAAACTATCTTAACCCACAGGGCACAGACTTTGCCAAAGGACTACTGCTTTTTTCTGAGGCAAAAAAATTAAATGAGCAAGGGGCTTGTCACTTAGCCATACATGGGGCAAATATGTTTGGTTATGATAAAGCATCTCTGCAAGAACGTATTGATTGGGTGCAAGATAACCAAGAGAGAATACTATCCTGTGCCAAAGACCCATTGGCTGACCTATGGTGGGCTAAAGAATCTGATAAACCTTTTCAGTTCTTAGCCTTCTGTAAAGAATGGGAAGGTCTTGTTGCTGACCCTGATAACTTTGAGTCTAGTCTTCCTGTCTGTGCTGATGGTAGTTGTAATGGACTCCAACATTTTGCAGCAATGTTAAGGTCAGAGACTACAGGTAAAGAAGTTAATCTTGTACCAATGGATGACCCACAAGACATCTATCAGAAGGTAGCTGATACAGTTACACAGAAGCTAAAAGAAATGCCAGATGAGTTAGCACAGAAGTGGATTGACTATGGTGTATCTAGGTCTTGTTGCAAACGTCCATGTATGGTGTTGCCTTACGGTGGTAAGCAGTATTCCTTTACAGATTTTGTAATGGATTATATTGTTGAGCAACGTGACAAAGGTATATCACACCCATTCGGTGAAGATGTATTTAAAGCAGCAACCTTCTTGTCCAAGTTGATATGGCAATCTATATCTGAGGTTGTTCATGCAGCAACTGATGCTATGGCATGGCTACAAAAAGCAGCAAGGGTTGCATCATCAGAAGGACTACCTATCAGGTGGGACACACCATGTAACCTTCCTGTGCTACAGGCATACCAAGAAGTTAAGTCTAGTCAGATACAAACCAAGTTACTTGGAAAAGTATTTAAACCTAGAGTGTATGCACAAACAGGTAAGTTAGATAAGAACCGACAAGCTAATGGTATCTCTCCTAACTTTGTACATAGTATTGATGCTAGTCACCTGATGATTACTCTTCATGTTGCCAAGCAGTTAGACATACATTCTTTTGCAATGGTACATGATAGCTATGGTACTCATGCTGCAGATGCTGAAGAAATGTGGGGTGCATTACGTACTGCATTTGTTGAGATGTATTCACAGATGGATGTACTAGAAGAGTTTAGAAATTATCTTTTAGAAGTTCTACCTGAACACAGACACAAAGAGATAGAACCAGTACCAACTAAAGGTACTCTTGTTTTAGACCACGTGCTTGAAAGTTCCTTTTTCTTTGCATAATTAATACCCACTCACTTAGACCAATGAAACTATTAAGAGGTTAATAATGAATAAAATACAAAACGAAAATATAGTCACACCTGCAGGTAGAGCAATCTATCCTTGGTTGATTAATCCTGACACAAAGTTTAATGCGTTAGGTGAATACAAGGTTAGCCTTTCGCTAAATACTAGTGAAGCTGAACCTCTCATCAAGAAGATTGATGAAGCTATGGAAAAAGCAAAAACCCTAGCACCTGAAGGTAAGAAAGTTAAAGTATCAGACCCACCTTATTTTAATGAAGTAGATGGGGATGAACAGGAGACAGGTAATGTCTTGTTTAAGTTTAAATCTAAAGCACAGATACAAACTAAAGATGGTAAGACTATAAAGATTACTCCAAAACTTTTTGATTCTAAAGGAACATTACTCAAAGATGTTACTGAAATCTGGGGTGGTTCTACAATTAAAATTAGTGCAGACATTGCTCCTTACTTTGTTGGTGCTGTTGGTGCAGGTGTAAGCCTGAGACTTAAAGCAGTACAAATAATTGAATTAGTTACAGGGGGTAACAATGCAGATAGTTACGGTTTTGAATCCACCGAAGGTTATGAAGTCTCGAAAGAGACAAATCAAAGTGAGTTCAATTCTTCAGATGCACAAGAGGACTTTTAGTAAATTCGCTAGGGCTAAAGGTTATCGTAGTGGACTCGAAGAAAAAGTTGCAAGTGAACTCAACGCATTAGGTATCAAGTTTAGTTATGAACCTAAAGGTTGGGTCACTTACAACAAACCTACCTCAAGATACAAACCAGATTTTGTATTACCAAATGGAATCATAGTAGAAACAAAAGGACAGTTCCTTAGTTCAGATAGAACTAAACATAAACTTATAAAGGAACAACACCCTAAGATTGATATTAGATTTGTGTTTAGTAATTCTAAAAAAAGATTAGGTACTAAGTCTAAGACTACCTATGCAATGTGGTGCGTGAAGTATGGATTTGATTACGCAGATAGAAGTATTCCTAGCGAGTGGATAAATGAATCCCAAACCCCTTCAAGGATGAAGGCAATTAAGGTATTAGCAATATGAATAAAAGAACTAAGACTAACTATATAGTTGTGCATTGTGCTGCAACTAAACCAAGCATGGACACAAGTGCTGCTGACATAGACAGATGGCACAGGGAACGTGGTTGGTTAAAGATAGGATATCACTTTGTTGTTAGACGTAACGGAGAGATAGAAGAAGGTAGACATATAGAAGAAGTAGGGGCACACGCAAGTGGGTACAACTCTGGTTCTGTTTCTGTCTGCTTAATAGGTGGACTGTCCGAAGATGGTAAGACATCTGAAAACAATTTCACAGAAGAGCAATGGGAATCTTTCGGAGCAGTCATTGACACTCTGACAAACAGATATCCTAACGCAAAGGTCATTGGACACAACGACATATCTAAGAAAGATTGTCCAACATTTAATGTAGGAGAATGGTATGCAAAGTATAGGTCAGATGACGAATACGCAATCGAGTGACGTAATTTTTATTATGCACGAACCATGTCCTAAGTGTGACTCCAATGATAACTTGGCACGTTACTCTGATGGACATGGTTATTGTTTTGGGTGTGGTCATTATGAAAAAGGAAACGAAATGGAAGCAACGGAATCAAGTAGCGAGAAGTTTGGTTTCCACACACTACTCGCAACAGATAAAAAAGAACAAGAAACGATATTCTCGGAAGGAGAAATCAAAAGCCTCAACAGACGTGCAATAAATAAAGATACTTGTATTAAATTTGACTACCGAGTTACGACTCACATGGGTAAGCCATGTCAGGTAGCGAACTACAAGTGTAACAATAAGATAGTAGCACAGAAGTTGAGGTTTTCTGATAAGACATTTAAGTGGCTTGGTTCATCACAAGATGTTGGCTTGTTTGGTCAACACCTATGGAGAGATGGTGGCAAGATGGTTGTCGTTACCGAAGGTGAACTAGATTGTATGAGTCTTAGTCAGGTACAGGGAAATAAATGGGCAGTTGTCTCCATTAAAAATGGTTCGCAAGGTGCGAAGCGAGATATACAAAAGTCTCTCGAATGGTTAGAGAAATTTGAGAGTGTCATCTTTATGTTTGATATGGACGATTCAGGACAATCGGCTGCTCATGCCTGTGCCTCTGTACTAAAGCCTGGGAAAGCTAAGATAGCACAACTTCCTCTCAAGGATGCCAACGATATGTTAGTTGAAGGAAGGGTAAAGGAACTTATAGATTCTGTATGGTCAGCTAAAACATTTAGACCTGATGGTATTGTAAGTGGAGAAGACCTATGGGGTGACGTATCTAAAGAAGATGTTGTTGTAGCTGTTGACTATCCTTTTGTTGGACTCAATGATAAGACACATGGATTACGTAAGTCAGAACTTACAACTATAACTGCAGGTTCAGGTATAGGTAAGAGTGCTCTTGTTAGAGAGATAGGTTACAACCTTATCAAAATGGGAGAACGTGTTGGTTTTATTATGCTCGAAGAAACCGTTAAGAGAACTGCTCTTGGAATTATGGGGCTACACCTTAACAAACCTTTACATCTTGGTAATGTTCCTACCGAAGAGTCTGAGTTACTTGATGCTTACAATTCTTGTATCGGTAACGGTAGGGTATTTTTCTACGATAGTTATGGTAGCACTTCTATTGACAACCTCCTCAGTCGAGTACGGTTTCTATCACAAGGAACAGAATGTGATTGGATTATTCTTGACCATCTCAGCATTGTTGTTTCTGGTCTTGGAGATGGTGATGAAAGACGATTGATAGATAATGCAATGACTATGTTAAGAACCTTAGTACAAGAGACAGGTGTTGGTTTGATATTAGTATCACACCTCAAACGTCCTGAAGGAAACAAAGGACATGAAGAAGGTGCACAAACATCTCTGTCTCAGCTAAGAGGTAGTCATGCTATTGCACAACTATCCGATATGGTTATCTCTCTTGAAAGAAATCAACAGGGGGATGACTCTAACTTAACTACTGTTCGTGTATTAAAGAACAGGTTTAGTGGTGATACAGGAGTTGCCTGTCACGTTCAGTATTCTCCAGACACAGGAAGAATGACTGAGACAACACTAGAGTTTAATGAAGAGAAGGATGAGTTCTAATGTTAGGACACGTATTTATAATAGCTGAAGAAATTATGAGAGGAAAAAAATGTCAGAGAACCTACGAGAAACATACGTCAGGGAATTTCAAAAATCTATGGGTCAAGATATTGACGTACCTTACAGTCCGAAAGCCTTATATTTAAGAATGAACTTAATCAAAGAAGAACTAAATGAACTACAAGATGAAGTAGAGAAAAGTATATTTGAGTTTAAGGAAAATAGTGGAGAGATAAATAAAGAAACTAAACAAAACATCCTTAAAGAATTATGTGATTTGATATATGTAGTATCAGGATTTGCAGTTACGTTTGGACTTCCAATTCAAGTAGCCTTTAACAGAGTTCATAAATCTAACATGAGTAAGTTAGTTAATGGTTTTCCCCAGATAAATGATTGGGGAAAAGTTCAGAAGGGTAAAAATTATAAACCACCAAACATGGAGGATTTAGTTTGAGATATATATTTGATATAGAAACAGATGGACTATTAGACACAGTTAGTAAAGTCCATTGTCTTATATTAAAGGACATAGATACAAATGAAATTATATCTTATGTAGACAATTGGGAAGAAGGGGTTAAACGATTAGAAAATGCTGAGTTAATTATAGGACACAATGTTATTAAGTATGACATACCTGTATTAAAGAAGCTGACTACGTTTAACCCTAAAGGTCTTGTAAGAGATACACTTGTATGTACACGTTTAATATGGGCAGACATAAAGCAAGGTGACTTCACAAGAACAAACTTCCCTAGCAAACTTATAGGCTCTCATAGTTTACGAGCATGGGGTCATAGGATTGGAGACTACAAGGATGACTATGAAGGTGGATGGGAAACATTTAGTCAGGAGATGTGGGACTATTGTATCCAAGATTGTAATGTTACCCATACGTTATGGAATAGAATTACTGAAAAAAATTATTCACAACAAGCCTTGGAGTTAGAGCATGAACTTACTGAAATTATTTACAGGCAAGAGACTTATGGATTTGCCTTTGACAAACAGGCTGCAGGTTCTTTATATGCAGAACTGTCAGCCAGAAAGCATGACCTTGAAACTCAACTCAAAACGGTCTTCCCTGATTGGGAAGTTAAGACACCTTTTACTCCTAAAGTAAATTCAAAAAAGTTTGGATATGAGAAGGGTGTGCCTACACATAAAGTAAAACTCATAGAGTTTAACCCTAGTAGTCGTGACCATGTTGCTAATCGTTTACAAACTATTCGAGGATGGATACCAAAAGACTTTACCAATGATGGTAAACCCAAGGTGGATGAAGAAGTTCTATCACACCTAGATTATCCTGAAGCAAAACTTCTTGTTGAATACTACACCTTACTTAAAAGGTTAGGACAACTAGGAGATGGTAACCAAGCATGGTTAAAAGTAGAAAAGAAATCACGCATACATGGCTCTGTAAATACAAATGGGGCTATAACTGGACGTGCAACCCATGCATATCCAAACGTAGCCCAAGTACCTGCCAACGGTGTACCGTATGGTAAGGAGTGTCGTTCACTTTTCATCCCATCTTTAGGAAAAGAATTAGTAGGCATTGATGTTTCAGGTTTGGAACTTAGATGCTTGGCACATTACATAGCTAAATATGATGGAGGAGACTATGCCGAGAAGGTTGTTCATGGGGACATTCACACAGAGAATCAAAAAGCTGCAGGGCTTACCACAAGAAACCAAGCCAAGACATTTATTTATGGATTCTTATACGGTGGGGGTGCAGCAAAACTGGGGCAGATTGTCGGTGGCTCTGCTAAAGAAGGAGCAAAACTAAAAGCAAGATTCTTAAAGGCACTTCCTGCTCTTAATACTTTAATACAGAAAGTACAACAGGCATCAACAAAAGGTTATTTGATTGGGCTTGATGGTAGACGTATCAAAGTAAGAGCAGAGTATGCAGCACTCAATACCCTACTACAATCAGCAGGTGCATTGATATGCAAACAATGGTTAATAGAATTTGACCATGTCCTAAAGGAAACAGGGTTATGTAAACAGGCACAACAAGTAGCATGGATACATGACGAAATCCAAGTAGAAGTTGAGAAAGGATACTCAGATGAAGTCGGAAGAATCGCAGTTAAATCTATTCAAAGAGCAGGAGAGCACTTCAGAATCAGATGCCAACTTGACGGAGAGTTTAAAGTTGGAAGCAACTGGGCTAACACCCACTAAGAAGAACCGTAAAAAGTTTGATATTGACTTAGCTTATGGAAAAGTTTTTGAAGATAAAATCAAAGATATGCTTCAAGGAAAAAAGATTGAAGTAAAAACAGAAAAGAATATCTGGCAGAAGTCAGGCAACATTGCAATCGAGTTTGAATCATATGGTAAACCTTCAGGTATAGATGTTACTGAAGCAGACTATTGGTTTCATAACTTATCTATTGATAACGAAGTATATTGCACATTAGTTTTCTCAACACCAATGCTTAAAAATATTGTAGAGAAACTAGATTACCACAAAGTTATTAAGGGTGGTGATAACTGGGCATCCAAGATGTACTTAGTTAACTTATCTAAATTATTTTCAACTGACACACTTAAACTTTTCAAGGAGAAGATGGATGAAAAGGACGTTGCTAATTGATGGAGACATTGTTATCTACCAATACTCTTCTACTGTAGAGAAGGAAGTTAATTGGGGTGATGATGTATGGTCTTTATGGGCTGATGCCAAGGAAGCTAAACAGTTAATCCTACAATACATAGATATATTAATGGAGAAGACAGCAGCAGATGAGTTGGTGTTTTGCTTCACAGGCAAGGATAACTTTAGGAAAGATATATTAAATACTTATAAGTCTAATCGTAAAGACAAACGTAAACCTGTTTGTTATAGAGCCTTAAAGGAATGGGTAGAAGAAAACTATGATACTGAGGAGTGGCATGGTTTAGAAGCTGATGATGTACTAGGAATCATTGCTACTTCAGATGACCGTTTTATTGAGGGTGAAAAAATTATTGTATCTGAGGACAAAGACTTAAAAACAATTCCATGTAAATTATGGAAGAGTGGAGAGTTACTAAACATTACTAAAGAAGATGCAGACTACAACCATTTATTTCAAACACTAACAGGAGATACGACAGATGGCTACTCAGGACTACGAGGAGTTGGCGAAGTTAAAGCGAAAACAATACTTACTGTACCTACTTGGTCAAGTGTCGAAAGTGCTTTCATCAAAGCAGGATACACCAAAGAAGATGCGTTAACTCAAGCACGTCTTGCTCGTATTCTAAGGTTTGAAGATTACAACTTTGAGTATGGTGTTCCTAATATGTGGAGTCCTAGCTAATGGAGTCTTATGCAAACTATATGGTTAGAAGGATAAATGAAGAGATGGAAAAGGAAGACGATAGTAGTCCAATAGACCCCAAGCATTACAGTCAATGGAAGATAGAACCTATAACTTTCATTATGGAAAATGACTTAGGGTTTTGTGAAGGTAACATTATTAAGTACATCATGCGTTGGCAGATGAAGAATGGTATTACTGATTTAAAGAAAGCAAGACAGTACATAGATTTTATTATTAAGAAGGAAGAGGAACAGGGATGATACCTAATCAGCATTATGGAATGACACTACCATTATCAGAAGAAATAGACACACAAAAATATAGACAAACAGGAGAAGACTTTTATAGTAAGGTAGTACGTATTGCAGGTGCATTGAAAGATTCACCTACACACTTTGAAGAGTTCAAAGATGCGTTACGTAACATGAGGTTTCTTCCTGCAGGTAGAGTACAAAATGCTATGGGTGCTGCAAGACAGACTACAGCATTTAATTGTTTTGTGTCTGGAACTATTGATGATTCTATGGAATCTATAATGGCACGAGCCACCGAAGCATCTGAGACTATGAGACGTGGTGGTGGTATAGGTTATGACTTCTCTAAGTTACGACCAAGAGGTGACCTTATAAAATCTTTAGACTCAAGGGCATCAGGCTCTGTATCTTTTATGGGTATTTATGATTCTATCTGTCAGACTATCGCATCATCAGGTCACAGACGTGGTGCACAGATGGGTGTACTTAGAATTGACCATCCAGACATTGAGCAATTTATTACAGCTAAACATGACTCTACTTCATTAACAGGATTTAATATTTCTGTTGGAGTTACAGATGAGTTTATGAGATGTCTAAAAGAAGAACGACCTTTTCCTCTAACCTATGAAGGTAAAGTCTACAAGGAAGTAGACCCTGTTGCCTTGTGGGATATGATAATGAGGAGCACGTGGGATTGGGCAGAACCTGGGGTTCTCTTTATAGATACCATCAACAAGATGAACAATCTATATTATTGTGAAACTATTGCTGCAACTAATCCATGTGGAGAACAACCATTACCACCATACGGTGCTTGTCTTCTAGGTTCATTTAACTTAGTCAAGTATGTAACTGACAAGAAGTTTGACTTTGGTTTGTTTACAAGTGATATAACTACTGTTGTAAGAGCAATGGATAATGTAGTTGATAGAACTATTTACCCATTAAAAGAACAAAGAACAGAAGCTAATAATAAAAGAAGAATGGGACTAGGAGTTACAGCTTTATCTAATGCTGCAGAGATGTGTGGTTATCCATATGCTTCTAAAAAGTTTAATGAGTTTACAGAAAAAGTAATGTCAACATTAAGAGACTATTGTTATGCAACTAGTGCAGACCTTGCAAAAGAAAAAGGTTCTTTTCCTTTGTATGACCAATACCATTACATGAAAAGTAAATACATACAGACATTACCTGATTGGGTAAAAGAAAAGATACTACAGAATGGTATTAGAAACTCACATCTAACTTCTATTGCACCTACAGGAACTATCTCTCTTACTGCAGACAATGTAAGTTCAGGGATTGAACCACCTTACTCATTGTTCTATGACAGAACTATACAACAGTTTGATGGACACCAGATAGAACGAGTAGAAGACTATGCTTACACGCAAGGTGTTAAGAGTAGAACTGCTAACGAAATTAGTGCACAAGAACATTTAGAAGTACTAGCTATTACATCTAAGTATATTGATAGTGCTGTTAGTAAGACTTGTAATGTAGGTGATGATGTTAATTACGAAGACTTTAAGAAACTATATACAAATGCTTGGGAACTAGGATGTAAAGGTATAACAACCTTTCGTGCTTCAGGTAAAAGATATGGTATTTTAAATGAAGTTAAAGAAGATAAGCCTAAAGCAGAGGCTTGTTTTATTGACCCAACCACAGGGCAAAAGGAATGTTCCTAATGCCCTCTCATAAAGAGGACTATCATGGCTTTAAATAATCAAGACGAAGATTCTTTACCCTATACTGGAAGCCAATTAGTAGATAAATTAAATAAAGTATTCCCAGAAAAATCTGCCGAACTAGGTATGTCTATCGAAGAACTAATGTTCAAAGGTGGACAAAGGTCAGTAGTTAATTGGCTTGTAGAATTACAAAATAGGGAAGAACAACAGAACGAGGATTAAGATAATGTGTTTGCCAAGGTCAAGACCTGCCCCAACTCCACCACCACCACCTGAAGTAGAAGAGCCTACTAAGCAAGAGATTTATGATTCAACACCACATCAAGTTGATAAAGTTAAAAAATCTACTAGCACAACTAAGAAAAAAGGTAAGGCATCTTTAAGAACAGACTTAAGTATTGGTTCAGGTGGTTCATCAACTGGTGCAGGATTAAACGTAGGATAGTATAATGATAAATAATATTTCATGCTCCCAAAGATATCACAAACTTACAGGGGACAGGGAAATATACTTAGACAGAGCAAGAGAATGTTCTGAACTTACATTACCATCACTTATAGCCCCTGAAGGTTTTAGTTCTGCTACAGACTTATATCAACCTTTTCAAAGTACAGGTGCTAGAGGTGTCAATAATTTAGCTTCTAAACTATTATTACTTTTATTTCCTCCTAACTCTCCCTTCTTTCGTTTGGCAATGGATACAAAAACCAAAATGGAATTAGACCAACAGGGACAATTAAGAGCAGAAATAGAACAAGGTTTAGCAGGTGTAGAACGTGAAGTTATGGGAGAGATAGAAAACTCTGCCATGAGAGTTCATGTCTTTGAAGCACTAAAGCATCTTATAGTATCAGGCAATGTATTACTTCATCTACCAAAAAAAGGTGGAGTAAGAGTATTTCCTTTGTCTAGTTATGTATGTAAACGTGACCCTAATGGGGAACTACTAGAAGTTATAGTAGAAGAAACTACATCTCCCTTAGTATTACCTGAAGGTATGGAAGGTATAGATTATACATCTGAAAAAGATATAAAGATTTATACTAAAGTAACTAGAACTAAAGAAGATGAATATTATATATACCAAGAAGTAGAGGGTATGATAGTTCCTAATTCAGAAGGAACTTATAAGAGAGACTTACTGCCTTGGAGAGCCTTACGTATGGTTCACTTAGATGGTGAACATTATGGAAGGTCTTACGTTGAAGAATATCTTGGTGACCTAAAGTCACTAGAAGGCTTAATGGAATCTATAGTGAGTGCTGCTGCAGCTTCATCTAAATTAGTATTCTTAGTTAGACCAAACGCATCTGTAAAGAGACGTGATTTAACTAATGCTAAGAATGGTGCAGTTATAGTTGGTTCTCCTGATGACGTTAAAGTACTACAGACTGAAAAAAGTAGTGACTTGAGAGTTGTCTTAGAAACGGTTAAGAGAATTGAAGATAGATTAGCATTTGCTTTCTTATTAAATACATCTATACAAAGAGAAGCCGAAAGAGTTACAGCCGAAGAGATAAGATTTATGGCTCAAGAATTAGAGTCAGCTTTAGGTGGTGTATATTCTATCCTATCTCAAGAGATGCAGTTACCTATTGTCCATATATTAATGGATAGGATGTCTACATCTAAGAAAATACCTAAGTTACCTAAAGGCACAGTTACACCTGTTATTGTTACAGGAGTAGAGGCATTAGGTAGAGGAAATGACCTTAACAAGTTAAGAGGTTATGTTCAGGATTTGATGCAATTAGCACAGGCAAATCCTCAAGCAATACAAATGATTAACTTTAGTGACCTAGTTGCAAGATTAGCTACTGGTCATGGTATTGATACTATTGGTCTTATAAAGACTGAAGAACAATTACAAGCAGAAATGCAACAACAACAACAAGCACAACAAGACCAAATGATGATGCAGACTATGCAAGATTCAGCACCTTCTGTTGCTAAAGAAATGGCAAAGGGTGCAATGCAAAATCAACAAGAAACTATAGAGGAATAAAATGGCAGAAAAAAGTCTAAAAGAACTAGAACCTAAAAAGGAAACTCCTAAAGAGACAAGTTATCCTAGATGGCAGGGAACAGACAGAGCTAAAATAGGGGTTACTTATGTTAAAGATAATGGAAATTTAATTAAAAAAGGCAATAAACCCTTATGAGTACAGAAACAATACAAATGGAAGGTAATATTACAGGAAGTGAAGCACCACAAGAAGAGGTGGTACAGGAACGTCCTGAGTGGTTACCTCAAAAATTCAAATCTCCAGAAGATATGGCTAAAGCCTATGGCGAATTAGAAAAAGAATTTACTAAATCAAGACAAGAAGAAACACCAGTAGAGGAAACTGAATCAACACCTACAGAAGATGCTAAAGAAGCAGTAGAAAGTGTTGGTTTAAATTTTGAATCTATGAGTGAAGAGTATATGGAGAATGGAGAGTTATCTGCTGATACTTATTCTGAATTAGAATCAAGAGGTATTCCTAAAAATATTGTAGATTCATATATACAAGGTCAACAATCAATAGCTAATAATCTTAAAGGTGACATTTTTAATTCTGTGGGTGGAGAAGAAAACTACACACAAATGACAGAATGGGCAGTTGATAATATGAATCAACCTGAAAAAGATGCTTTTAATCTTGCTGTTAATTCAGGAGATATGGCTCAAGCTAAACTAGCAGTTGAAGCCTTAAATGCACGTTACAAAAACATGGTCGGAGTAGAGCCAAACTTGGTTGGGGGTAGACCCTCAGAGTCTGTGGACACATACCAAAGTTGGGCACAAGTTACAACCGATATGAAAAATCCTGCTTATGCCAAAGACTCTGCATTTAGAGCAACGGTAGAGAAAAAGCTAGGACGAAGCAAATTAACATAGTCTTCCTAACAAGGAAGCTATAAGTTCAAAACATCAGACCAAAGACTAGACCCTTGCGAGGATACTCATGTGTATAGGTAGGAATGTTGGAACGCACTTTTTATTTCAACTTTTTACAAGGAGACATTTATATGTCAAACGCAACTATATCAGATATTGGTAAAATTAATAATGCCAATACTGCTGATGCTCTGTTTCTGAAACAGTTCTCTGGAGAAGTATTAACTTCTTTCGAGCAAACTACTGTTACAGCCGACAAGCATATGATACGTACAATCGCATCAGGTAAGTCTGCACAGTTCCCAGTTATGGGTAGAAGTTCTGCTGCATACCATACCCCAGGAAATGAGATTGTAGGTACAGCCCTAAATCACGCAGAGAAAGTTATTACTATTAATGACCTTCTAATCTCTAACCACTTTATTGCCAATATTCAAGAAGCTAAGAACCATTATGATGTTCGTTCTGTATATTCGTCAGAGATGGGTAGAGCACTAGCTTTCCAAATGGATAAGCACGTTCTTCAAACTATGCTTCAAGCTGCTGCAGGTGCAGCAAACGTAGGTGACTCAGGTTACGAAGCAGGTACAATTATAACAGACTCAGATGCTAATACATCTGCTGCTTCATTGATTACTTCAATCTTTGATGCTGCTGAAGCACTAGATGACGGTTATGTACCATCAGAAGGAAGATTCTGTTATCTAAAACCTGAACAGTATTACCTATTAGCTAATGCTACTAATGCTGTCAATGTAGACTTCTCAGGTAGAGGTTCTATTGCTGAAGGTACAATCCCTCAGTTAGCAGGTATTAACCTAATTAAGACCCCACATCTACCAACTGGTAACGTATCTGGTACTGGTACAGATGCAGGTGGTGCAGGTGGAGCACAAGTAATTAACGCATCTAATACAGTTGCAATTATTGCTCATACTTCTGCTGTAGGTACAGTTAAGTTAATGGATTTAGCTGTTGAATCAGAGTACGACATTCGAAGACAAGGTACACTCATGGTTGCAAAGTATGCAATGGGTCATGGTGCACTACGTCCAGAGGCTGCAGTACAAATTCAAACTGCTTAATTTTAATCATAGCGAGAGTCATTCATTTGGCTTTCGCTTTTTTTTACAGGATTGATTATGTCAACTACACCAACAACAGAACTTGAAGCAGTTAACATCATGTTAGCTTCTATAGGTGAGTCTCCTGTATCTAGTTTAGATGATGCTCAACTTGTAGATGTATCTATTGCCAAGTCAATATTAGATGAAACTTCTAGGGCTTTACAATCTCAAGGACTTCATTGTAATACTGAACATGAATATCCTATTGTTCCTGATACAGATGGACAATTAAATGTACCTAGTAACTGTGTGAAGATAGACACTTCTGGTTCTACTAGTGATGTTGATGTTGTTCAAAGAGGTACAAGATTATATGACCGTAAGAAATTTTCCTTCACAACATTTGATGGAACGTATTATGTAGATATGGTTTTACTATTAGACTTTAGTGATTTACCAGAGCACGTTAAGCGATACATTACAGTTAAATCTGCAAGAAGATTCCAAGGTAGATTTATGGGTTCAGATACTTTAGGTGGATTCTCCGAGAAAGATGAATCAGAAGCTATGGTTTATTTTGAACAATGTGAAGCACAGACAGAAGATAACAATATGTTATTAGATAACTATGATGTTTCTAAAATAATAATTCGTGGAGCACCACGTAGAGCAGTAAGGTGATAATATGCCTCTCGTTAGTACAGGACTACCTAATCTCTTAAATGGAGTTAGTCAGCAACCATCTACGTTGCGACAAACTACACAGGGGGAAAGTCAAATAAATGGTTTTTCATCTATCATAGATGGGCTAATTAAAAGACAACCTACAGAACACGTTGCTAAAATTATAAACTCAGCAGTAAGTGGAGCAGCTATCCACGTTGTAAATCGTGATGAAGCTAACCAATACATTATTGTTATAACTGCAACTAATAGTTCAGCTACTATACAGGCATTTAATTTAGCAGGGACTTCTGCAACTATTAATGTACCTAATGGTACAAGTTATTTACATTGTGCTAACCCACAAACAGATTTAGCTTTTGTAACAGTAGCTGATTTTACTTTTATAGTTAATAAAACTAAAACAATTACTATGAATACTGCTACAGTATCTGGTTCAGTAAGTAGTAGTGTACAAGAATTTGCTGATTTACCTACTAATTCTAATGTAGGTGATGTACATGAAATTATTGGTGACCAAAATAATAACTTTGATAACTACTTTGTAAAAGCATTAAGTTCTAATACTTATGAAGAGACTGTAAAACCTGGGATTATACATCAATTAAATAATACTACTATGCCTCATAGTTTAGTTTTAACTTCAGGTTCATTTACATTTGATAGACAAGCATATTCTAATAGAGAAGCAGGAGATTTAACTTCTAACCCTAATCCTTCTTTTGTAGGAAGAACTATAAACAATATATTCTTCTATAAAAATAGATTAGGTTTATTATCAGATGAAAACATTATCTTTAGTCAGTCATCTGAGTTCTTTAATTTCTTTGCTACAACAGTAACTGGAGTTTTAGATGATGCACCTATAGACGTTTCTGTTAGTCACACTAAAGTATCTATCTTAAAACACGCAATTCCTTTTAATGATTCACTAACATTATTTAGTGACAACACACAATTTAGTATTGAGACTAGTGGAATACTTACACCTAAAACAATATCAATAGTACCTAGTACGGAGTTTGAAAATGATACAAAAGTTTCGCCTGTTGCTTCAGGGAACTACTTATATTTTACGTCTAAGCGAGGAGACTTTACGTCTGTTCGTGAGTATTACGTGGAGAGTGATACAGTCATTGTGGATGCTGCTGAAATCACGAGCCATTGCCCTAAATACTTACCTAAGAACGTGGTTAAATTAGCCTCATCATCTAATGAAGATATATTAGTAGGACTATCAAGTGAAGACCGTTCTAAGTTATACATATACAAATGGTATTGGCAAGGAACAACTAAGCTAGTATCAAGTTGGTCTGAATGGCAAATGCACACAGGCTCAAGTGTACTTGATGTAACAATATTAGAGAACGATTTATTTATAGTAATAAGTAGAAGTGATGGAGTATTCATTGAAAAATTACAGCTTCAATATCCTAATGATTCTGGGCTTACTTTCTGCAGTCGTGTTGACAGGAAAGTTACAGTCTCAGGTTCTTACAGTTCAGGAACAAATACAACAACTTGGACATTGCCATACGTCTATGACGGAACAGTCAAAGCAATAAAGTCTGGTGCATGGTCAAATAGAAAAGGTACTGATATAACGGTAACAAGACCTACAACATCTACAGTTGCTGCTATAGGAGATTATTCTACAGCTACAGTAACTTTAGGAATACCTTATACATTTGAGTATCAGTTTTCAGAGCAACACGTTAAAGAAAATCAAGGTAAACAATCTGTACTATCAGGACGATTACAATTAAGAACTATGAGAGTTAATTATGAAGACTCTGGTTTCTTTAAAATAGAAGTAACACCTGAAGCTAGAGGTACAAACATATATGAATTTAGTGGTAACGTAATTAATAGTCCATCAACAACTATTGAAGACGTAAACATTTCTGATGGAACATTCAGATTTCCAATTCAATCTAAGAATGACAGAGTAACAGTAAAGATAACTTCCGATAGTTATTTACCCTGTTCTTTTCAATCTGCTGAGTGGGAAGGTTTCTATACCATACATTCACAGAGGATATAGATGAATACATACATGATAGATGATACAACTATAGTGAGTATTGTTGAAGCTGACCCTATGGATGCTTTAGTTCTTGCACCACGTTTAAGAAAGCCTGACCTTATTGAAGTAACAGCAATGGGACACACACCTTTCAAAGCACTAATGGAATCTTTTGAATTACCTAATGCTGAAGTTTATACAATATTAGAAACTAAAGCTGAGACACAAGAATCTAAAGTTATAGCTATGTTTGGTATATCTGATTCAGTTGAAGTACCTCAATATGGTGTACCTTGGATGTTAGCTTCTAGTGATTTAGAAGATTACTCAAAACCTTTTCTACGTTACTGCAGAGATTGGATTAAAAAATTAGAAGATAAGTATGACGTTCTATACAACATGGTTCATTGTCAAAATGCTCAAGGCATGAGATGGCTACAATGGTGTGGATTTGATATTAAAACATCACGCACTTATGGTGCAGGGAGTGAAGACTTTTACCTATTTATAAGAGAGAAAAAATAATGTGTGACCCAACAGTAATGGTAGCTATGCAAATAGCAGGAGCAGCAATGTCTTATATGGCTGCTGACCAACAAGCTAAAGAGCAAACTAGAAGAAATAATGCAATAGCTACAGAAGCTGATAGAAGCTATAAAGAACAAGTTAAGATGATTGATAGGCGAATGGATGAAGAAAAATTAGCATCAGTACAAGCTGAACAAGATGTGATGGTAGATGCTAGAAATAAAAAAGCTACAGCCATAGCTTCTGCAGGTGAGTCTGGTGTCGCAGGTATTTCAATAGACAGTATATTACATGAAGTAGATTATCAAGAAGGTACAGTTCTAAATAGAAACCTTACTTCAACTAAAAATACTATTGCTAAACTTAATGACGATAAAACACAAGCATACTCACAAATGGCAGGAAGATATAATTCTTTATCATCTGTACAACAACCATCATTCTTAGGCACAGCTTTAGAAGTAGGCTCAAGTTTATCTACAGAACTTAAATTTGATTCAAACGGTGACTTAGCATTTAGAAACGCATAGGATTTATTATGGCAAAAGAAAGAATACAAACTTCTGATGTAAAAGGTTTTGGTTCATATACCAGTACACCTGCTGCACGTGGTTTAGATACCTTCAGAGGTGCTCCTCAAGTTAACAAAGACAACACATTATCTCAATTAGCTACTGCCTTAAAAGTATCTAGTCAAAATCTTATGAAGACTGCTGTAGATGAAGAGAAACAAAAACAAAGATTATTACTAGCTAAGAAAGAAGTGTTAGCTAAAAGAATTAAAGCAGATTCTAAAGGTAAAAAAATAGATGCTGTAAAAATTAAAGAGTTAGTACCTGAAGCCTCAGAAACAACTTCTATGGCTATTGCTGAATTTATGGGAAACAACCAAGCTAAAGTAGATGCAAATAATTTTATTGAAAGATTAAGAAACGAAGAACCTGATATATTTAATAATAAAGCAGAACTAGATAAAAGGGTACTTGGAGAAAGAAAGAGATTATCTGATATGCACCAAGGTGCTGATTTTTATCAGAGTGGTGTACTTCAAGGATTTGATTCAGTTATAAGTCAAAACAATTCTGCATGGACAGCACAAAGAGCACAGTTTCAATTAGGTGAAGCTAAAAAATATATGTATGGTGAAGTCTATAGAAATCTACAGATAAATGGTGCAAAGGCATTTGAAA